CACATGGAGTAGGAGTTGTATATAGATTACCAAACAGCAACTTCTTTCATTATACGGTTAATATTATGGAAGGGAATGCAGTGTTTGGAGGAAAACTTATTAAGTCTTAAATATTTTAACAAATTGATTATGAACTATGCTGAATTTGAAAAACGATTTAAACACGGAGACAAAGTAACTTGTACTATCGACGGTATTAAAATTACTGATGCTAGAATAAGTATTAATATTTCTGATGATGTTTCTTTTATTTGTCAAAATGAAACAGATATGTCAAATGATTGTGATAATAGACTAGAATATAGATGTGTTAGATATTTATTTGCAGGAGATGAAGGAGATTCTGAAACCATTAATAGAGATGTAAAAAATCTTAAACTCGTTAAAAAAGAAAAAGCTGAGCACTTAGAGGTTGGGGATATTATTATTGATGAAGATGATGATACTGAAACAATGATACTAAGTATTTCAGGAAAAGTAATTGTACGTAGTTGTTGGGATGATTTTGATGATGTTAGTGAACATCTTACATTCAATGAAATTAATGAATATCTTAGCGACGGTGATTGGGAAATTAAACAAGAAGAAATAGTAGAAGAAGTTGAAGAACTTACTATGGAAGAAGTATGTAAAGAAATGGGGCGTGAAATTAAGATTAAAAAATAGATTATGGAATACAAACTAATTAGTCCTTGGTTCGTAGTATTTAAAAGGGTTCGAGTAAAAGATAAAAAGTATGCTGTGAATCTAAATGGTTATCGTAACTGGAAACCTATAGTCTCTAATCTAATAAAGATACAGTATAAAGAAATAATGAGAGATCAAATAGAAAAACTTCCACCGCTAGGGAAGATTAAGATATCATTTAAAGTTTTTAAGCCTTCTAAACGTAGATTAGATAAAGGGAATGTAATATCAGTTACAACTAAGTTCTTTTTAGATGCTCTTGTAGAATTAGGAAAGCTTGAAGATGATAATGATGATTATGTAAAAGACGAACATACATACCCTACTGAATATGATAAGAATAATGGTAGGGTAGAAATAACTATTACCACTTTGACACAAGCTGATGAATCGAGAGAAAACCTCTTCACAACTATTCGATCAGATAGTGCTTGAAATGTGCTTAAAGCTAAGTGGTGAGTTAGATAAGGAGATGGCGAAGAAGATTCAAAAGTATGCAAGACAATGTGTTAAAGAAGCATTGTCAGATAAAAAATCTATTTAAAAATAACAATTTGATTATGAATTATGCTGAATTTAAAAAAAGTTTTAAACATGGAGATAAAGTAACTTGCACCATAAATGATAAGGAAGTTACTGATGCAAAGATAAGTATAGGTACTAATGATGTGGTTTATCTATGTCAAAACTATAAAGATGGATATGATGCTAGTGATAAATTAGGATATGAATATTCTTTAAGTATTTTTTACTACGGCAGTGACACTGAGACTCCTCGTAATAGTATAAGTAACCTTAAACTCTATAAAAAAGAACGAGCTGAGGATTTAAAGGTAGGGGATATTGTTATTGATAATGGTGACAATCAGGAAAAAATAGTTTTAGGAGTACTTGGTAAGTTAGTATTTCTTAGTGGTTGGGATAATTTTGATAGTTCTGGTGGTGAGTATACTTTTACTGAACTAAATAGTAGACTTAATTCAGGTTCATGGAAAATTAAACAAGAAGAAATAGCTGAAGAAGTTGAAGAGCTTACAATGGAAGAAGTATGTGAAAAACTTGGTAAAACTATTAAAATTAAAAAATCACAATGAGAATACTTATAACATTTCTTCTGTCAATCTTATTTATACCATCTACAGCGATGGCAATGGAAAGACCAGTAGATATATGTGTAAAGTATAAAACTCTCAATGAGAGTGATGCGTATAACATTCACACAGGTATGGAATCAGTATTAAAGCCTATGTACAAAGACGAAGTCTATATCGATATGGGTAGCTGTTTCCATGCCACTTCATGGAGTGGACGTACGACAATCAATTTATACTCTACAGAATTTCAACGAAAACAGACAATCAAGAATCGAGAATATCTCCAGAATAGTAAGAAAGAAGTCGAGAAGAGTGCTAGTGATATTCTTGCAAGTCTTATACAGCAGGGGTTAGTGAGTAGATTCGATATTAATAATTTATAATGAAACTATTATTTAAAATGCCACCAAAAGGAAGATGTAGATTGAAATATTCATCATTAATAGCATATGGCACATTTAAATGTGGTGAATGCAAAATTGAGAAAACAGAATATACGGATGGCATAAGTGCCGATTTTCATTGCAAATACTATGACGAGGATCTTGCTAAAAAGCTTTTTGAGATAGGATGTAGACCAGAAATATTAGTAGAATCAAGATATATTCCTGCTACTGAATTCACAATATAAATTAACCAAATAACTATGAATGATTATTTACGAGTTGGACTTATGGTGATATGTGCAAGTCCAATCTTTGCAATGCTATATGTTGGAATATCACAAGGCTTAAATTAATAACATTTATTATGCAAAATGCAAACTATGAATTAATTAAAGTGCTTACACTAACCATATTCCACGCGACATATGTGATAACAATTTTTAAATTACTATTACAAAGATATTTTACTGAAGCATTTTTTACGATACTTCTATTCTTAACTATAATTGTAGTAGAAATCGAATATTTATAATTACAACTAAACAACATGATTAAAATCAAATATATTTTAATAGCCATACTATCTTTTGTTATAATCTTTGGATCATATAAAACTATAACATTTGATTACACTGGATATAAGCTTATGAGCAATCTCGAAACAGCTGAAGCTAACGCTGATTCTCTAAGAAAAGATTTCTATAATATTATAGATAGAGCTAAGTTTGAAGATTTTATTGAAGCTAAAACAAAGGAGATTGAAATGGAAATGATGGTAAAATACTACGTTGAAAACAAAGAAGAACTAATAGTTATTCCAGAAACACTAGAAGAAATCAGACATATTGCTAGACTTGAAGTTATGGAGGTATTTGTAGGACAAGTATTAGAAAGAAATAATCTTTCATTATCAGATTTTTATCAAGTTCTAGGTAAGAACTTTAAACTGCCTGCTATCGAGACTCTAAATAAATTAGCAAAAGAAAAAGCACAGGAGCTCGTTAGAATACTTAAGGCACACGGAGTGGATACATTTGTCTTTGAAGGTCTTAGAACTCCTGAGAGGCAGCATGAGCTCTTCCTGAGACGTCCTGTAGTAACTTATGCTGACAGTTGGGAGTCAGTTCATCAAACAGGTAATGCTTTTGATATAGTATGTCTTGTTGATGGAAAGCCTAATTGGTCAGATTGTAATTGGAAGAAGATTGGTGAAGTAGGAAAGAATCTTGGTTTGATATGGGGTGGTGATTGGAAGATGGTAGATAAACCTCATTTTGAAATACCAAAATATAAATGGAGTGAAAAGGAAATTATTAAACAATATGTTTGTAAAAGAAATTATGGAAAGATAAATAATCTAGGCAATGATCTTACCGAGCTTTGTAATCAATCAGATTTATTTTACTCTATAGGAATAGAGGCAGGAATAAATCCTTATCTATTAGTTGCTATAGCTACAGCTGATACTTCACTTGGAAAGAGGCTTAAAACAGCTTATAATATAGGTAATGTGGGTAATTATGATTATGGTACTGATGGAAAGACTTGTATAGGAAGAACTGATAGCGGGTGTACTAGAGAGTTTGGAAGCTATGAAGAGGCTATTAGAAACATGGCTACATCTACAGCATTAAGAAAAAATACTAAGCTTGGTGAGTTAAGTCCATTTTGTAGAATAAGTGGAACTATTTATGCTAGTAGCCCTGAAAACTGGCATAAAAATGTTGATTCCGTACTTGTGGAACTAGGAGGATTTGGAGGATGTTATTTTAGATATAAACTTTAATAATTTAATATGGACATTGATCTAAGTGAACTTAAAGATGAGGATAGCGGGTATGTTTTTAAAATTAAACAAGATTGTGGAATGGAATATGGATTATATTTTGATAAGATTAAAATCTTAGTAGGGTATGCTGATGATATACAAGAATCTAGGGAGGTATTTATTATGCTTCTTTCAGGTTATAATAAGGAAGAACTTTCAAAATTAATTAACTCTAAACAAAATGGACGGCACATTCAATGCAATAGCTACAAGGGAAAGTAAGAAAGATTTAGAAGCTGAGTATGTAAGGGAAAAGACATCTCAAAAAGGTAAACTGAAAAGAATACAGTCTTATAAAATATATCTTACATTAGATTATATAGAACGTATTAATAAAACATTTCCTAATTCATATGTTGAAAAAGATGGACAATGGTATAATTCAGAAGGAAAAGAAATCAATGTAACCCAATAATTATGAGTGAACTAATTAAGTGCGATAAGTGTAAGTCTTATCATTTACGGGGTCAATGTCCTAAGGATGTAGAATTACCTGATTTCTTTAAAAAGATTTTTAACCAATAATATGTCACAATCAATAAGAGCTATATCAGCTTTACACCCAAATGTCCAACAATTATTCAGAGATTTCTTGGATGAACTCCGAGAAAAAACAGGACAAGATATAAGGATATCTGATACATATAGGCTTAAACAAAGACAGAATGAATTATTTAATTCAGGAGCTTCTCTAGTTCAATTTCCTTATAGTTGGCATAACTGGGGTTTAGCTATGGATATTTATAAGTATGATAATGGTAAGACTAGCTATAATATACAATGGAATATAGTAAAAGAGCTAGCTGATAAATATCATATTGAATGGGGAGGAGACTGGAAAGGATTTGTTGATTTATCCCATCTACAATATACAGAAGGATTATACATTGAAGATATCATTTTTAACCCAGATATTCGTAAAACATTTAACTCAATACTTATGACACGTGAACTTAAAATACTTATAGAAATAATGGATAGAGAAGTACCAGTATCAGAAAGAGTATTCCGTGAACATGATACAGTAGAAAGATGCTTAGATGAAATTGGACTTCATAGAAAGTTTAAACCTTTATTGAATGCCGTTGAAGAATTTAAAAAATTCAAAACTGATCTAAAACAAATTATCAATAACTTATAATAATTATGTCAAAATTAACTACTGGTAGTGAACTTATTATGGATGCAGCAAAAAAAATAGGATTTGCTAAACAAGGTTCAAACAACTGTACATTTGCTTCTATACAAAATGCTATTAGAATTGAAACAGCTTTAAGACGTCCTAAAATTGCACACAAATTAGAATACGATAAAACTTTCTCTGAGCGATTTCGTAAGAGATTAGGTATAAATTCTAAGGTTGGTGTTCATATGGGTAAAATAGCAGAAGAACTAAAAAAAGAACCTATCATAATCGATTTTGGCGTGTGTAAAGTAAGATTAGGTAATCTTATTCCAATAAGGAAAGAACGTGCTTTATATGAGCAATACATCGGAAATAGAAGACCATTAATAGTTTCAATGACTTATAGACGTAAAACATCTAGTGCAATCAACCCTAGACCATTACCACCTGTATGGTTGCCTACAAAACACAATGCTGTTCTTTGTGCAATATTACCAGATGAACTTTTTGAATATAGGAATAATGGAGGGACATTAAAAGATGTATCTACAGGATTATGCCTATGGTTTGATAGTTCTTCTAAGACAAGTTATAAAGGATACCCAGATGGATTGAAAGCGATGCCTATAGAATTCCTTAATTATAAAGGTAATTTATGGTTGGATGGTATATCATCTTGCTACTCTCCATCATTTAGAATTCTTAAAAAATAATATACTTATATGAAAAACACTACATCAATTATGTTAATTGCAATTTCTGTTATTATAATGGGAATAGTACAGATAAGAATGGCTAGTAACCAAGATAATTTTTTCAATACACAATCGGCTATAATTGGAAAACAAGAGTTACTTGTAAGAAGATTAGCAGATGATAATGATCTGTTAATTGAATTTATATGTGATACAAGAAATTCTATCTTTGCCGATAGAGACTTATATATGTCAGCATTCGAAAGCTTAAATGTAGATTTACTTAAATACTACAACCAGCCTGCACCGATTACATCTATGAGTGAATATAGTTATTATATGGAATTATGTGGATCTGCTAAATAGCAACACAAACAAAAAGAGACTCTAATATAGGGTCTCTTTTTTAGTATGTAATATTATTGTTCTTCTCCTCCTTCTGGTTGTTCAGCTTTATCCATATCTGTAATGAATTGACCTAAAGATTTGATAGCTTTTATCTGTACTGAAGATAATCCTTCCACACCAGCACCTACCCAGCTTAATATTTTACTAATATTCCCAGTTGTTAATTTAAGCATATCAGCTACTTCTCCCGTTACTTTCCCGACTGCAGCTATAGGAGCAGATAATGTAACAGATGATTCACCTGCTAATTTATTCACAGCTCCCTCTTGTATATCAGACCATAACTTCCATGATTTATTTAAATCTCTAATGGTTCCTGTATTATCTTTAGATTCAATAAATTCTCTGATAAATTTACTAGCATCCCTATACATTTCTTTAGCTGGAGTATCTTGTATACCAGCATACCCTTTATTAGCTAATGATCTTTTTATTTTATTTAACTGGAATCCGTCAAACATACCTCCTGCTAATCTTTCTTTTTTACCTGTTACAATCTTTTGAATATCATCTAATGTTTTAAGTTCTTCTTCAACTAAGCCAGTTGGCAAATCATCAAATCCCTTCTTTATACCATCAAATACATCATCAGCACTCATAGTAATTTCTTTCTGTTTAAAGATATCATCATAAGATTTTCCAAATGTTTCTAATACATCATCAGATTGTTTTAATACATGAGCAGTATCATCAACTTTTAAAGCTCCAGTTTTTAATAATTTCATCATTTCATCTCCTAAAGAAGTATACTTTTTAGCATATTCTTTTAAAGCCGCTATTGGGGTCTTTACTGTAGATTGCAATACTTTAACTCCAAGTTTTTTAATTCCTACTCCTATAGCTTTAACTGGTGCACTTAAAAGAATAGCAGTACCTCCAGCGGCAGCACTTATAGCTCCATCTATTAATTGTTCTGTACCAATTTCACCTTCTTGTAATGCCGATACACCACCACCAATAGTCCCTTCAACACCCATAGTTGTTAATAATTTAGTTAACCATGAACTACCTTTAGTAGCAGCTTTTAATGGTTTTGCAACCTTAGTAGCTGGTACAAAAAATTCTCCTATTTGTTCAGCTCCAAACCCAATTTTTTCTGCAGTACCAACAGGAGTAGTTAGTTCTTCTGGTATTTTAGCTACTTCTCTTTCTCTATGTTTTTTACTAAACCAACGAGTAGGATCTAATAGTTTTTGTCCTAATTCAGACATTCCAGTTACAGTACTTAGTAATCCTTTAAATGTACCAGCAGCAAACCCTTCTAAACCTGGAGTGCCTTGCTCTTCAGCTGGTATTGCTTGTTTAATTTCTTGTTGTTGTTTATTCTTAAATTCGCGGAATTCAAAAAGATTACTTTCAAGTTCTTTCTCATCTGTAATACCACTATTAATCAAAGTGTTAACAAGATTAGTCTCTTCTTCATTTAATGTATTTTGTATAGCCATGATTATTGGTTAGCATTATTAAGTAAATTTTGTATAGAAGAAGCATCATCTGGATTAATGAGTCCTTTTTGTTTTAAGAAACTATTAACAGAAGAATCTCCAACTTTAATAGTTCCAGTGTCACTAGATGGTATATAAGGAACACCAGCCATTTTAAACAGTCCTTGCTCATCATCAAATCCCCATTCTGTAGATTTAGAAGAAATTAATTCATTTAAATCTGTCTCGAATACCTCTAATTTTGCTAAGAAATTTTCATCTTGTTGATGTAATCCCATAACATTCTTAGCAAGTCTTTGAGCTTCTTCTTCTGATACAGCAGCACCAGACATTCTTTTAACATAATCTGCTAAATTTTTACCAATTAATGATTGTAATTTATTGAATTCAGGGCTACTTTCTCCTACAAATTGTAATCCTTCTTGATATTTATTTTCAAAGAATCCAGTATTAACCGCTTTTTTTAAACGTTTAATATCAGTTAACCTATTTCTTAATTGTACTAAATCTGTAATCTTACCATATTCATCATTATCAAATTTTAAGAAAGTAGAATTACCAAATATCTTATTCACATCTACTCCTTTATTAGCTAGACTAGCTAATGATTTACCTCTTGCAGTCTTAGTTAATCCAGTAATAGATAAAGGATTATCTACCAATCTTTGTTCATCACCTGATAATGGTTGTGTGTTTCCTAATGGGCTTCCAGTATAGAAAGCAGAACGTCCAGGATTTTTAGCAGCTAAATCTAATGCTTTAATTGTTGTAGCGATTCCATCTCCTAAGAATTTTGCAGTGAATAGATTAGGATTATCAGGGAACGCATCTCCTTGAGTATAATCAACTCCTTCAACTAATCCTAAAGATGCAGCAACACCAGTTGTCATAGCAGTAGGATTATTATGTCTTGTAGCTCTATCACTTTTAACTCCACCTTCTTTTCTATTCATATCCATAACAAAGTCTTTTTTCTCTTGATCAGTTTTACCTAACCATTCATCATCTGAAACAGCAGTATGAGTCCATCTTGGCTTTTGAGTAGCAGATATACCTCCAGCAAATGTACCAAGAGTCCCAAGTTCTTTTGATAAAGCGAATTGATTTTCATAATCTTCTTGTCGTATAGCTCTTTCTTCAGTAGCCCATTGTTTAGCATTATCTAATTGGGCACCCATCATTTTCTCTTTAGCATCTTTAACAGCTAAAGCATATGTAGCATCATTCATTCGTTGTCCCTCAGATGTATCTCTTAAGATAACAGAATATTCATCAAAAGCAGCTTCTTGTTTAGTTGCGTAATCTAAATCAATAGCAGCTTTTCTATTCTTTGAACTATCTAATGTATATGTCTCTAAAGAATCATAATATTCTTGTGATCTAAATTTTTCTTTAGTAGCATCACTTATTATCTCTTCATAAGAATCAATAGCATTTTCAACCGCCCTTACAGATGTCCTATATCCTAAGCCTCCTAATGCAGAGCTTGCTCTTGTTTCCATTTCTCTTTTTTCTTTATCTTTTTCTAACCTACTGATTTTTGTATCATGATCAGCTTGAGTTTGTGCTTCTTTATTTTTAAGTTCGCTAACTGTTTTACTTAATTCTACATTTTCTCTTTCAATAGCTATCTCTTCAGATTCTTTAAAATATCCTGTTTTTCTATTTAATATATCTTCACCAGCTAATAATTGATTCTGAAGAGAAATATTTGCTCTTCTTCTTATTTCTTCATCTATATCTAATGCAGATTGTCCTGTCTCTGTTATAAGCTCAGATCCTCTTTCTGCAAGAAGCTTTCTTCCTTCTGCTGTATTTGGATCTATACCAGATAAATCAAGATTAGTAGCAGTAGGTGAAAATTCTTGAGTTAAAGTTTCTCCAGATACTTGTTGCCTTGGATTCAAGAAATTATGCACTCTTATCATTTCTGGAGTAGGTATCCTTTCTCCTGTAATAGGATCAAAATCAGCTAAAGCAGACCATATAGGGTCTCCAGCATCAGCTCTTATTTCTCCACTTTTAACTCCTTCAAGAAGAGTTTTATAATCAGCTCCTTTGAATTTATTATATTTAGGGTCTTTCCTTAATACAGGATCAACTAAAGGATCATCCCCACTTGCTGGAGTTGTTGCTGTTCTACGAGCTGTTATACCTCTTTGACCATTATATAAATCAGATAAAGATCCTCCAATTTTCTCGAAGTGACTTCCTGTCTTTTTAAATCTTTCTATTTCTTCTGGAGAGTAATTATATTCAGCAGTAGTACGTCTGCTAGAGGTAGTAGTAGGTTGACTAGTTCTAGTAGGTTGACTAGTTCTAGTAGGTTCTACTCCTAAACCCATTAACTCACGTTCAGCAGATTTCCAGACAACAGGATCACTGCTTTCTAGTCTCGTTTGAGCATCTTGTATTTGAGCTTGTACGTTATTATCTGGCATAAATTATATATTAGTAATATGTTACCGTATCTTGATTCCCAGCGGGATTAAAAACATTTGAACCTTGTCCAACTCCTTGATTCTCTTCATGAAAATTAGAAGCTGTATTTGCAGTATACGCTGTTTGGAGCTGAGATGGTATATTAAACTTACCTCCAGCACCCACTTGTGAAGGGCTGCCTCCTGTAGCTTGATTGAATTGTGCTACATCATTATAGTATCTACTGCTACCTCCATTTGTTCTAAGACTCGCTAAAGCTTCATTGCTTAAATTACCATTTCCACTCATACGTTTTTTACTTTCTTTTATTCTTAATGCTTCAGCTTTATTTCCTGCTTTAATTGCCGCAGCTTCCATCTTATCCATTTCTTTGAGTCTATCATCCAGAAACTTTGTTTCTTCGTCTGTACGTCCTGCTGTGCCTTGTTTGATAGTTTGTAAGATACCTTTCTTTGTAATAAATTGATCTGGTCTCTTAAATTCACCTGTTTCTTGGACTCCTCTTGTGAATTGACGAAATGATCTAAGTTTATTTGCTTGTCTTGCACTTGAAAAATAAGGCGTACTTTGTCTTGTAGCTTCACTTAATTGCTCAGGTGTAAAACCAGCAACTTGTCGGGTATAATATCTTTCTGATATTGGTGTTATTTCTCCTCTAGCACTTGGTTTAGTTTCACTTGCAGCTCTACGTAAAGCAAAAGCTCTTCCAGCCTCCTCTTTGCCTATAGCTTGTTGTTCTTTTTGAATAACAGCATGTGGTCTAAATATTTCTTCTGTCTTTTGACCTTTAGCTATCTTTGAAATAGTCGTATTAAAATCAGGTATATTATCTATAAACATCTGCCCAGTTCTCATTAAAGCTTCTTCATGAGCTGATTTATTAGGTTTGTTCTTAAAGAATTCTACTTGAGTAACAGCCTCAGTAAGCTTACTACCAATCTCAGATTTGTATTTAGCATATTCTTTTAATAATTCATCAGTACTAATTGTTCCTCCGAATTGTTTAGATAATGCTTCCATTTCATCCTTCTGACTTTGTAGAGTTTTATGTTGTGCAAATCTTAATCCAACATGACTTGTTCCATGCGTACCAACACTAGCAGGGATTCCTTTCTCCTGTAGTATTTTATTTACCTGATTTGTATATTGAAAAGATGCCATTTTATATAAATTAAATTATTATTTTATTGGATATAGTTTAAGCCAATATTCATCATGTGTACCTCCTAAAAAAGTTAGTAAAACTTGGAATGTATCATCTTTTATTTGTGCTCCAGTTAACGTTGGAGTTACTAAACCAGAATTTTTAAATAATATCTCTATTTTTGATACACTTGTTGTCCCAATATTTATAGTACTAGTTACTGCTGATCCATTATGATACAATCTGATTTGTGCTTGGTCACTTGTACCTATAATTTTTCTTTTAGATGCACATACAAAGCCTGTAAATGTAGCAGAATTATCTACATCAAAATTAAATTTTCTAATATCAATAGATGTAGATGATGAAACTGAATGTGCAGAGTCAACTCCATCAATTAATAACCCATCTTTAAGTAGATTTACAATTGTACCTGCATCATCTTCCGTAAGCCAAGTACCACTAGAAGAATTCTTTATTTCGGAGCCAGTACCGTCAAAAGGAATACCAGCAGCAGCCCCAACACCACTAGCAATGCTATGTGGTTTAGATACTAATTTTAAAGGATTTGTATATTTCTTAAGTTGAGACATATATTTAGATTAAAGAGAAGTAACTGGTCGATTAACTGCTTGAGCCGTAATATTTAGAGAAGTTCCATCTTCTGCCCAAGTTTTTACTACAGAAGTGTTATTAATAGCAATATCAATAAGAACTGGGCTTGCTGTATTAGCTGGGATAACCCAACCTTTAGCATATAAATTAGCATCATCTGTAACATCTCCAGCTCCAAGATTAAATGTTTTATCTGCTGCTGATACATTTGTAACAGCTAAAGTAACATAATCAGCCGTATCTGTTCCTGCTACAGCTGTAAATAGCGTTTGAGGACTTCCTGAACCAGTTGCTGTTACTTGTACTGGTAATCCATTGTTCAATACTTTTAAAGACATAATATTATAATTAAATAGTAGAAATCATTTCGTATAGTTCACTTTCGTTTATATTAAAAGAGAATGATAAATCTCCGTTATCCACGACATCAACACCATCTCCATCTTTAAAATTAAGATTACCGCTTCTCATAGTTCCTCCATTTGCTTGTACTGATAACACACCAGCACTAATAGAAACAAGATAATCTACAATAGCTTTTGTAGAGGCTATCTTTGAATCACTCCCAGGAGCTGTGATTGTAGTATCTACTTCTCCAGCTTTAAAATTTGCAATTAAAAGATTTAGAATAGTATTATTATCCCCATTAATAGTTTTATTTGTAAGAGTAGCTACTCCATCCTCAGTCATTCTAGCGGCTAAAGCCTCATCAATTTCCTCATGTACTAATGTATTATAACAAATAAGAACAGGAACATTCTCTTGATGAGTTTGTACTGTAGTATCTCCTAATGCTCTATTCCCAGCAGTAACTGTAAGTGTACCCCCAACATTAGCTGTGAATTTCATTATTTCACATTTACTTGTATCAGAAGGATTAACTACTGTGATATATCCCACTTGATTTTTAGGAGTAGGAGAAACATCTACTGTAATAGCTCCAGTTGTAGTAATAGCATTTGTAGTTTGTCCTCCAGTTAGTCCACCAAATAAATCTTCAGCAGGCGTTAATATTGTTGTCATAAAATAAGATTAAATAAATGTAGAAAAACTGTCATGTTCTTTAGATAAGAGTTCTGCGTGTAATGAGTAAGAATCTAGCTCAGAGTTTGTTTCTCCTTCATTATACCATTTTACTTTAATATAGGAAGCCTGATAGTAAGGTATAACAGCTACTTTCTTTAAAAAAGCTAAACTTATAGTGGAAGTTGCTACTCCTCCCGCCATATTAGTTGCCCCCATAGGAGCTACCCCCATACATCCAGATAAAGTTCCTGTATAACCAGTAGCTATCTGCTTATCTAAGGCTATTACTGACTCATTATTTAATGCACATATAATTTGAAATCCGATAGTACCTGATAAATTCTTAGCTGCAAATTTCATAAAGTCAGCTTGTTTTAAGAAATCACTACCAAAATTAAAATCCTTACTTGTTACATAGCTATCTGATAAAAATTTATCTTCATCTATAGTATAAATAGTCGTATCACTACCATCACCGAAGTATATTGTATCTCCAATTTTAATCATTGATTCAACATTCATTCCAAGTTTCCACCAAGCATTAACAAGGTTTCTACGCTTCCAGTCGAACATATACACCACATCATTATATTCAGTACTTGATTCTTTAGCAGGTACATAAATAACGTCGTGTATATCGTCGTACAGTAGTCTAGTGTTAGAAAAATCTAAACCACTAAATAATGGCTGTATTTTATCAGTCATTCTTTCTTGGACTCCTAGCACAGTTATATCGTTTGCATATCCATACATATAGGCTCCTTGTGAATCCCATACCATAAGATCACTATCTATTTCAACTAATGAATTTTTATTCACACATCCTCTTGTAAAATCTATTTCACCTTGTTGCCATATCAAATTACCGCTAGTATCAACACTTAATGTAACTGGTATATTTGCTCTATTTTTAAATATAATCATTTTACCTCTATAAATACCTATTCCAGTGACAGAATCAACTGTTTCACTTCCTAGTATTTCCCAATTATTACCAAAGAAATTGACAACATCGTAAGGTTGAGAGGCATATACGGCTGATGGGTTAATTTCACCTCCAGCTATAAAAGCATAATCTTTGAATATTTTAATGATATCTCCTTTTGGAACATCTAAATGAGCTAAGAAAGGTTTAACTATAATACTCCCAGTACCTATAGTTTTATCACTTTCAACTACTCCTGATGTATTAGTAATCTCAAAGTAATTTGCACTAACAGTAGTTACTATAAAAGTACCATTATTATTAGAATCAAAATTTTCAGCGTTAGTAACAACTTCTTGCCCTTCTTTAATATTTGCATCAATATCAGGATCAGTCCCTGTAGAGTCCCATGTATATCTATATGTATCTCCAGAAGGGTTAGTTATATCAAATTGAGATGTTGAATCTCCTATTGAAGTTTCAGCTAATCCATTCCAACTTCTAAGACCGTTATTCTTATTAGTATAATATAAAGAAAAAGATAATTCTCTTATCTCATATGTTGTTGTAGCATCAGGATTAACTACCCAATTCTGCTTTACTGTAATTTCAGTTGCAGAATTACCAGTAATAATACCAGCTGCAGGAGTACCAGTTCCTGTAAGTAAAACTAATATTTTACCTTTGAACTCATTTATCTCCCAACCACCACCAGAATCAGTTAAAGTATTATCTCCACCACTAGTAGCAGTACCACTATCTAATAAAACACCTTCTCTATTTAAATAAACATCAAAATCAATAGATGATCCTGTAGTCATAGTAGAGTCAATAACAGTTAAATCTCCGTTACCATCAACATATCCAAGTTTTAAATTTACTCCATTATCCCAAGCAACCATGTTAAAAGTAGAATTTATTGTCTTTTCGAACTTAAATTCATTAATAATCTTTGAACTAGCCTCTAAAACGCCACTAAATGCTGTGTTACCAGGGAACGTAGCAATCCTACCCTCTTTATTAGTCCACTTGTTAAAAGCCTCGCTAGCCTCATTGTCAGCGATATTAAAACTTGGAACAGAAACATTTATACCACCAATAGGTAATGGGATGTTCATTCCTATTTGAGTGGGTGCAACTTGAGGCACTGGACTATCGATACTATAATTTGGAAGATTTAAATAAGGCATTTTACCAGAAGTTAGGATTACTAGTAGATGTTGGCAATATTTCTGTTTGCTGATTATCCTCTGATTGTACAAAATATCTCAAAATCATTTCATTATATTTATTTTGATATAAGGTTTGTACTTTACTAATATTAACATCATTAGCGGGTAATATAAGCAATGCTGCTTTATATGCAATAATAGAGGCAAATTGTGCTGGTATTATTGGAATAGGATTATCAGCATCTAATTGTTCGGCTATCTTAAAGTATTTCAGCTTAAGAGTATAAGTATTATTAGCAATAGGATATACATTAGCAACATTGTCATAGATCCACCAATATCTTGGCTGACCAGTAGCAGAGTCATCTGGTATATTACCATTCATCAAATACTGCATTCTATTAGTAGTTTTTATTGAATCACGGTATAAATAGTATTTACTTGTATCAGTTAGATCAAAATCATCTGGAAGTTCAAAAGTAGAAGAATTTGATGTAAGAACTATATCAGCAGAAGTAGCTCTAAAACTCCATAATTCAGATGTGATTATTTCTACATATGCTTCTGCTATTTTTTGTTCAACATAAACTTCATCAAATCTACCAAATTTTGGATCACGTATATGATACTTGGTATCAATCTTTATATTGCTGAAATCGTATGTAAATGTAGGCATGTAGTTAGATTAATTATTTTTTACTTTTATAATTAGCATAGTTAGCTCCTCCACCTAGAATAACTAAAATAGAAGCTATCAATGCAGCTGTTTTAGAGTCTATATATGTCATAGCTAAAAGATAAGTGTTAATAGCACCTGATATTGCGAATATAGCTGCTTTTTTACCGTTTATAAGTTTTAAGAGTTTTTCCATGTATATGTGTTAATATGTAAAGATTATACAGTAATTGTCTATATATAGACAATTAGTTTTTAGATTTTTTATATCCGAATCCAACAACCTCTCTTTCTGATTCAAAACAATTATAATGAACCAAATTATCATAGTGTGAGCTTTCTTGTGTATGATATACCCCATAAATACTTGCCTTTATTGGACAACCGATAACTTCATAGTTATATAAAACTACTGAAGCTGAAAAAACAGATATAACTGAGAAGAAGAACGCTATTATACAATTTTTCATAAATTTATTTTAATTAATTCGCTAACTCGCATTTTCCTTTCATAAGGATTTTTACTTAAAGAACCATTTAATTTACTTATACTTACATCTCCTTCAGCAAGAAGTAATCCAGCTATAGTATTGCATTCATCTAATGCAATTGAGACTTTCTCCTTCTGATCACTTATATAGATTGAATAACAAGCAATATTTGTTCTTCTTATCAATTCCTTTATATTTGGTTCGTGGTAATCATCAAATTTATCTTGTGCTATTTCAGGTATTCCTATCATCTCCCAATAACTTTTATAAGATAAGATAATTTTATTATACGCATTTATACAAGTATGATATAAATCTGCATTATTCATCTCTTTTTGCTCGACCTCTCTTACTAACTTTTTTAACTCTATATACATTGTTTTAAGCTTTATCTTTAACATATCTTTTATAATATTTGATCTATTATTCTCTGGGATTTGTAAAGCATTCACACCATGGAGGAAACCATTTTTTAACGTTGAAAAAACAATATGTTTCCCAAGTGATATTTCTTTATTATTACTTGAGAATCTCTCATCTATTAAAGCAAGTCCATATCTTATACCAAGAAATAAAACCGCAACTGCAAACGTAATTGTGAACCCGTGTTCTATTACAAATTCTAGTAAATCTTTTAACTCCATATAAGTTTATTTTTTAAATATATCAGTATCAGGATGCCCATTCTCTCTCTTAATATAACGTATAATCCTTCTAATTAATAGTTTTAATTTACACATGTAAAATATTAATTTTAAACTAAGGTCTCCAATGATATCCAATAACTCTAACATCTTCTATTACTATATTAGCAGTTAATGTGTCTTGTATATCATTCCCCATTCTGTATAAAGATATCATCATCTGATTCCCAGGTAATAATGTATTTATTGGTATTAAGAACCTTGCCTGCCTTCTAGTTAAATTAGAGCTAGGGAAAGTATCTGTTGCCTCAATATGAGTAAATGTAGCATTACCATCAAAAACAAAGCCATCTTCTATAGGAACATAATCAACTCCAAGCTTAATAGTCCCTGCATCTGTGCTCTTAGGATATCCTGTAATTATTAACTGTAAAGGTATACTTGTGTCAATACCTTCAACAATATTTATAGGTATTATAAATCCATCCTCAGCTGTATGTGAGAATTCATTTTTAGATAATGTCATAGTTATTCCAGATGCAATATCTATATTCTCATCAAGTGGTGTTTTATCTGAATTAGGGATTGTATTAACTATACCACCAAGTAAATCTTTAGGATAACGACCTCTTCCAAAATATTCACTAGTACCATCTGCATTTATTTCCATACGATCAGTATGTAGTTTTACTTGTTCGAGAACAGGATCTCCTGTAATACCACTTATGATTTTAAATCTACCCCAGTATTTAGTATAGTCAGTCCCATTAATATTTAACGTAACCTTATCCCAAGTAATAGGTAAGTCTTCAGGATTAAACCCTAATCTCCATTGTTCTTTTTTACTTGGAGAAGTTGCTACATGATGCCCTAATTGTGTATAAGGATAATCAGCATCAGAAGCCATAAATAATGAATTAGTCCATCCACTACTAGTTTGTAAGAATGCTCCTTCTACATTATCAGACTCAACAGTCGCTAAAGAATCATATTTTACTTTAACTCCAGCAAATTTATAATCACTTCCAACAAGTATATATTTACCTGTAGTAGTACCATTAAATAAAGGCGTAGTGCTTCCAGTATCACTAGAAAGCTCAGTTGTGACATCAGTAGCATTTATAATAGTTAACCCTGTTGTGTCTGCCTCGTCACAATGCCATGCACTACCTGCTTTAGGTATTCCTTCTGGCGTAGTGTCTTCAAGACCTACTCCGTATGAATCACCACCACCAAATACACTTTCTTTTGAGGCTGATGGTTTACCAACACTAAATTGTTCAGTAACAATCAAACCTTTGTCATCTCCAGCATCAACAACTTCAACATATGGAAGTTTATACGTTTTATCCATCTCTTGCGTGAAAGGATTTAATTTATAACTCATATATAAATATTATTATATTATTTAAAACATCATCATAAAATCTCCACCCCCTACAGATACTGTTTCACCTGAACCATATATACTAACATTATAACTTGATAATAATGAATATGTGTTTGAACCACCTGTTCCATCCCCATTTCTATAATATCCGCCACTACCTCCATAATTATCAGATTCAATACCTCCTGAGGTAGCATATACCCCTATAAACTCACCTTCATCAATATCCATTTCAATTGAAAAAGTTCTTACACCTCCAGCTGTTATTGTTCCTATAGAAGTGGGATTTCGCCCTACAAATGTAGTACCTCCACTATATGAAAATACAGCTACTTTTGCATTTAACATTGTTGAGTTAGAATATAATTTTACTTCTGTAATTTTACCAGTTCCATTAGCTGCATTATTAAAATTAACAACAGTTCTACTAGAAGTACCAATTACTGCATTTCTATTTGAAGCCGTACTACCTACGTCAATTGGATCTGCCATATAAAATTATTATTTAATATTATTCTTCCTCACCAGCTGCCATACAGTCCCATTTGCTGTCAGTAGAATTATAGAAAAATCCTACATAAGTAATCTTATCTGCTGTTGAAGCTAGTGGCAATGTTCCAATTACTGAACGATATATAGCATTCCATGCAAGTGTTCTACCTGTACCATCATTTTCGATTCTAATGATAAGTTTTTTCCCATTTATAGGAGTTCCTGTAGGGGCACCAAAAGTTGGGTCTGTAGCAAGTGCAGTGATTACAAATTCATCTGTAGTGTCTACATTAGGAGTTGGTGTAGCACTTGAAACTATTGAATCTGTTCTCACATCTGGAGACCTATTCACTTTATCAAGCTTTCCAGTTGTAGGATTTAATTTATACATATTATTTTATTAAGCTTTTGTAACTGATAGTAAATCTTCTTTTGTAGTATCAGTATAAACAACTGTAATAGTGTCTACTGTAGTACCTCCTGATCCACCAGTCTTATATGTATATAATTCTGTTACAGTATCAGGATATGTTACCGCAATATAATCATATTCATTTAATGCAAATCCTGTAGATGGAAATGTTCTTATAGCTGTTTCTTCATCAGATGTGAATACAAATGATCTATGAAAAAGTGTTTGTATATTTTCTTTTAATACTTTAAGTAAAGACATAATTTAAAATTAAATGATTATAGACCGAGTTGCTTTTTCAATTCTTCAGTGCTTAGACCAAATGAATTAATTTCTTTTTCCTTAGCCATAGCATTAAGCTCAGGACGAGTATAAACTTTAGCTTTAGGAGCTTCTTTTTTAGGAGCTTTCTTTTCTTCAATTAAGAATCCTTTACCATTATTAACAATATTAAGGGCTGCACTAGGATCAATATTTTGTGGCATTCTAGATGGAGCGTATTTAACACTATTTACTTCACAGGCGTACTTGATTCGAACTAACATAATATTTGGGTTATAAATTAATTAGATCAATAGGAAGGGTAATTATTTACCCTCCCAATCATCTAACTAGGCAGCATCACCTGAGTTATCAGAAACACTTGATCCAGTAAACACTTTGTGTAGAGATGGAGCTTCAAGAGCACCATATCCAACTAAAGCATACCAGTTAAAGTCTGTAATACGTTCTAGTTTACCAGTAGGGTAAGTAATAGAAGTATTAGGTTCTTCAGCAGCAGCGTACCCTACAGCACGAGCACCAAAGTAGTAAGATGTATAAACATCATTACCAGTTTTCACAACGTCACCGTCTACGATTGCTAAGATAGCAATACCATCATATCCAGGATTGAAAGGTTCGTTGTTTTTAGCGATACATCTACCGATAGTTACATCGTTTGTAGCAACACTTTCTACAAGATATGTATAGTCATCTGTACCAGAACCTTGATCAACGATAGTGATTGTACCACCAACATTAACGTTAGTACCAGCATCTACAGTAATAACAGTAGTCCCTACGATAAGAGTACCATTGTTAATAGCTGTAGCTGTACCTGTACCACCATTATGGTAGATAGTAGCAAGATCAGAAGCTACATAACGAACACCATTCCATTGTCCTTCTTCAAAGTTATAAAGAGCAGCTGTATTAGCATATTCTTGAGGACGTAACCAACTCGCTTCACCTGTTTCAGATTGAAGATCAGTAAGTACATCAGGATGAACAATTGCCATGTAATAGATACCACCATTAAGCATTTCAGTACCATTAGCAGAACTATTATATCCAGGAACTTTATTTCGAGTAAGTTTAGCACGTGTTCTACGAGCAATAGTTGATGTGATAACATCAGTTTTTTCGATAGTAGCGACTGAAGTTGCACCAACATATGTAACATATCGAGTACCAGTTTCAGCATCAAATGCAGCACGAGCAATTAAGTCGATACTGTTAACCATTGCATTAGCAATAAGAGTCGCATAATTTGCATGTACTGGAGTGAATGAAACTTTAGAAAGTTTTTTAGTATAAGAAATAGTATCACCATGCTCAGCCATTACGATTGTAGCAAAACTATTTGATACACCTTTTCGATCTGGGTCAGTAGTTTCGTTTATAGTATCAGTATTTGGATTAACCAAATCATACTTCATACGTTTTACTGTGTCAGATGGGAAAGGATCATTAGAATTAGCCATCCAAGCTTCAGCTTCACCAAATTGGGCGAAAGCAAGTTTTGGAGTAAATTCTAGTACAGTTAATGCTCTATAAGCATCTTGTACATTGTTTGGGGATGTAGATGTTGAATTAAATACGTCAGCCATATTAATTAGTTAAAAATTATTAATTAATTTGCAAGACCTGTGGATTTTAAATAATCATTCAATTCTCCTTTAGTCTTACAATTTTTAAGTCCTTCAGAAAAATTCTTAGGGACTGTTACAGATGCTCTTGGAGAAACATTTCCTTTATTTTGAATAAGGGCAGTTCTCTTTTCAACATCTATAATATCGTCACGATGCTTAATATAATAAGCATCTTGTAAGCTTGTAACACCTCTTGATTTAGCGAACTCTTTTAGTTCATCCATATCAGGTTTAGGCATTTCTTCGCTTAGTTTAGAGAAGAATTCTGAATCAGCACTCTGTCTCCTTTTTGCTGTAGTTTCTGCCTCTTTTTTAGCAAAGGCTTCAGCAACAACTTTTTGTGCAACTTGCACAGGGTCAGCAGGGTCAAATTTTGGAGTAATTACGTCCACTTTTTGTTCCTTACTTTTAGCTTCCAATTCAGCAACCTTTTCTTCAAGTGCTTTCTTTTGGTTATTAACCTCATTAAAGCGTGATTGTGGAATTGTGTTTTCTGGTGACGAGTCAGCATCTTTTACGTCAATTACATTTTCAGTCATTTTTACAAGTTATAGTCTTGAAATAAAAACATAGGGTTTCTGTTCCCCTAAGACGAACTATATCAATTCTCCTGATATTGCTGCATTCCGAGCTTCAACTTCTTGAATCTCTTCCTGAGCAACCCCAGTAGGATTAATTAACTTTTCTTCAGCACTACTCAAACCTTGCTCTTCGATTGCTCCACCTGCTTGCTGTGGTGCTTGTGGTTCTTGTGGCTGTAATTCTGGTGGTAAATTAATACCAAACTCTTTAAACATTTTTAGTAAATACTTTTGTAATCTCTCTGATATTTCAGTTGTATATTCTTGACTCTTTGCGTTTTGCATAAATCTTATAGCATAAGCATTTCTAACATCTCTATCTTTAGTTTTAGGTACTTTAACTGATTTACCAGCTACTAAATTATCATAATCATTATCAGCTTGTTTAATTATTTTCTCAACTGCGGGGTTAAATCCTTGAGTTCTAAGCACTTCATCTTCAAGTCTATCAAGCATAATTCTTGTTTTACCAACTTTATAAGCTTCAAGTACACTTTCTTTATCTGCTAATTGTAATTGATAAAGTTCCATCATATCTTGTTTGAATTGTATATCTGAATACACTCCACCAGGTACGATTTCAACTTTAACACTATCAACACTTTGTAATTTAACACTATTACTAGGATTATGCCCAGCTGCATCTCCTATAACTTTATATTCTTTACCTTCTTCATCATAAATAGTTCTTGATACCACATATTTTTTAGATGCTAATGCAATTATATGTTTAAATATTGAACCGATAAATATAGATAAATTCTGTGCTGGCTCTGTTACATTGAATATGTCTCCGGCTTGCTTCTGTGCAATAGCGATACCCGATTGATTTCCACCTCCTCCAGAAGATTCTAAATGGAACAACCCTGTATCCTGTATTAAATTCTGTAATACTCCATAGAATTGGAATAAATCAGCTGAAATACCACCTTGAGGCATTACTTCAGGAGGTCGAGACCCACCATAACGGATCATTTGACCATCTTCTTCAGTCATAGTAGTAATTTTCGTGCTTTCGTGCATTAAAATCCTTCCTACATTCATAGAACGTACTTGTTTCTCCATCTTAGTCAAAACCATGTCTAAGGTCTTATTAAGAGGTATAACACGACTCATATGAGGTTTTATATTGAAATCACCGTCTTTTCTAATAACTTGATAACATTTGAAAGGATATGCTGCAATTGGCTCTTCAGTTTCTTCTGTAAGCTCAATATCTTGGCTAAAAACCTTTTTATAGTATTTTTGAACTTGATATTCTTTTGCATCATCACCCTCACCACGTTTTTCAATCACCCATTTACGGTAATACATCTCTTGTAACAAAGCTAACCCTTTATTAATATTCTGAGTAGCATTCATAATACCTAATAATTGAGATTTCAAATCATTAGGGTCTCTTTGAGCATATTCAGTTACATTTTCTCTATTTGGCATTAAGTATTCAGGATTATTCTTTATACTATCAATAGGTACTAAAACCTGTCTAATAAGCCAATCTCCATCAAATTCTCCTGTTTTTGCATCAATTTTACCATTAGGATCACGTAACATGTTCCAACTATTCTCTTTTTTAAGGTTTATTTCACCAACTCCATTATTATCAGAATCATTATATTCAATTGCAACCCAAGACTCATTCTTAGAGAACCCATCACGGACAGCATCTCGTATTGATTGTTTAAAATTCTCTCTTTCATATAAAGTAGCACAGAAAATATTATTTACTGCTAGATCATGTTTTGTTTGTTCATCTTCTTTTGCACCATACGCTAATCTAACTTCTGGTCTAGGATCATTTTTAACTGTAGAATTTATAAGACCATTAAGAACAACATTGTACATGTCGATAGTTCTTATATTTTCATTTAATGAATCCCAAAGATTTCTCTCATTATTCCAATAAGCAGAATGGATACCTTCACCAAATAATTCATTTAAAAACCACTCAGTTTCAACGTATCTACGGCTATTACTAGCATATAAGGCTAAATCTTGAACTACTTGAGAGGTTACTTCACCTTTATCAAACATAATTTATATATTTAAATGTGTCTATATGTAAAAAATACCATGATATTTATTTCTTTGCAACTTTCATTTTATCTAAAACATGATTTACTATTTGAGCTGCATTGCTCTCAGGTATATCAAATAAGTCTTTTCTTACTGGAGTTTCTTCTTTAACCTCTTGTGGGTTTTGTTTCTCTGAGTAATAATTGTATTCAACCATATCCTGAGACTTCTGCATTATCTGCATGTCTTTAAAATGCTTTAAAAACATTTGAACAACTATTGTGTTCATTATAACAGAAACTAATAATAAAACAACAAGGGAAATTTCTAAGATCATATTATATCGTTAAATTTTGAACGGTTCTTACGGGCTATTTCAGCTAATTTTTCCTGTATAGGAGTAAGTTGTGTTGCAGCTTCACCTATTGGCATATCTAAGGCAGCATAATTAGCTAATGCTAAAGCCATTACTCTATCATCATGTTCTCCTGAAGGAGCTTCTAGTTTACCATTTGGTTTATATTCAAAAGCACGTAACTCAATTAAATCTTCAGGATCTGATAGAGAGATATATTCATTTCTAAGTGCTTTATCTAACTCTGATATGATTTCATGTTTATTTCTTCCCATATGGAAACCAACAACTTCAGTATATTTTTCTGTAATCTTATCTTTTCGGACTGTAGTATAAAAGTTAGGATAATCAGCTTGTAAAATTAAAGCTCTCATAGCAACTCCCATACCGTTACTTTCCCAAATCAATTTACCAGTATTATATTTATATCCAATCTCTAAACATTTCTTAGAAAACCTCTCAACAGGTAAATCTTCAGCAAAATTATACACTATTTCTCCAGTATTGCAGTCTAAGACTTTTAAAATTGATTTATCTTCCCCTAGATCAGCTACATCACACCCAATGGCATAAATGTGTCCTTCTACTGGTTCTTGTTCCTTACAAGCGATTTTAATCATCCTTGCATCGAAGACTTTTCTTCCAGTAGATAAAAACGCATGTTCTGGAAAAGTTGGGAACTCCTGATCACATTTATCACCAAGTAATTGTCTTTTTGTTCTAATAAACATTATTTGTTCATCAGATAAATCATAATCATACCTAGATTTAACTTGATCTTTAAGAATTTGTTCATCTTTTGTAATTTCGAAGTCATTACAAGGAAGAAAATATCTCTCATCATAAAACCAAGGGAAGAAATGATTTTTAAATCCATTATCTCCTCTTACAGCACCATTCCATAACCTATGAAGTAAGTTACCTTCACCCTCAGCTGTAGATTCGACTATTATTCGACCACCAGGAGGAACTGCAGGGAACGCACCAGTTAATATTTCGTCTGCTTTTATAGGATTTTCTCTTGAAATCTTTCCTAGTTCCGATACATGTAGGAACTGAACAGTCCCGCCACGAGATTTCATAGCACATCTGATAACACTTTCATGTCCAAAATGCAATTCCGTCTGGGATATTTGTCCTCTAATTTGGAAAAGGTCTCTTAAAGGGAAATTCATCCAGGCAATACGCACTTTTTCGAATGTTTTTTTCATTGTCAGCTCATCAATTGAGATAAACTCGGCTGTAAAATAAGGATTCCAGATACATTGATCTAACCCAAATATTACTAATAGCGTCGTAAACCCCAACTGACGAGCTTTTAATAGTAAATCCTTAGCACTATCAAATTCAGATACTTCAGTTAACTCATCTATAAACTCAGCCTGAGCCTTATTAAGTTTAAAATTAACAAGTTTACCATCTTTATTGATAATCTTATAGAAATTCTCAATCCTCCATTTAGGATCAGCTTTAGAATAACTCCATAAGACTTTTTGCTGCTGTGGATTTAATAACATTAGGCTTTCATTAGTTTATCGTAAGCTTCCCAACTTTTAGCAACTACATGTTTAACAACATGAATTTCAACGTCTTCTCCATGTTCAGCACGTATATCAGCAATGATATTCATCATACCAGCTTTATCAGCGGCTTTAAGACTTATTGAATCATCACCATTACTCCAAATTAAACTGACATCATAAAGAACAACCTCATCTCTTTCGAGTAAAGAAAGTTCTTTTTCTTCAGTTTCAACTTCAACAATGTTTTCATCTCCCATAGGATATATATTAATTAAATAAAAACCATAAATTATTGTACCGCCCATCTACCTTTAGATCCATCCTGACTAAAATCACCATATTTATTACCTCTTGCAATATTATTAAAAATGAAAGTTCTATTATCAGCATCTATGTAAGACCTATCATCAAAAAAATATGCTACCTTATACCCACCTATAATCGTTTCAGTAAAACCTCCCCCATCTATTTCTCTTTCTGAATACCTATCATCTTCTTCTTCACATTCTATAATATCATCCTTATAAACACGATGATATTCTTTGCACAAATGATCTTTATCTAAAAGTCCAATTTCAGCATCACCACCAACTTCTCCCATCATAAACTTATGAGAAACTATAAATGTTACAGGATTACTATAAGACTCAATAGCCTCGATCATTCCGTAAACTAAATCAATTCCACTTCTTTTAAATCCAACTTGTTGTCCAATCTTGAATTTTGCTTCCATAGCGTATATGTTATTAAAATAAAAGCTATAATTATTGTTCCTCCCATATATCTTCAACTATTTCACCCATCTCTACAACATCTTCTTCACCTGGAGGTCGTAAAGTACTTAGTATATTAATTATATTAGTCTCATTCTTCGTTTCAACCTTTCTTGTATCTTCCCAACCATGATTGTTCTTTAGAGCGAAGATATGACCAATAGGGCTCTTTCCAGCAAGAAGGTTCTCTTCCATTTGCTGCTCAACCTCTCCTTTAATACGTTCAATTATAAATTTCATTTCTTCATCTCTATGTTTCATATTAACAAGAGTAGTTCTACTAATACAAAGCAGATTAGCTAGCCCAGTCATAGTTAACTTAGCCCCTCTCTCTCTACAATCTTCTTTATAAGAATTCCACCCTTCCAATAATTCTTCAACAGTTTCAATCTTAGCAGGTCTTCCATTCTTCCCTTGCCAATTACCAGCTCTCATAATAGCACCTTCCTGAGATAGAAAAGGTTTACCTTCTTTTATTTCTCTCTTCTCTCTTTCTACCTTCCTTCTTGCTTTCTCTGCATCACTTAATCTTTTTGTCATATAGTGAAATTAGTATCTTGTAATATTAGTAATTCTATATCATCTCCATACATATAAAACATATAGACGAGCATACACCTCTTCCAAATATAAATGTTGAATCTGTTTACTAGGCTGTGTTTCATGCAAAAGGTTTAAATTGATCGCTTAACTCTTTCCATACTCCATTTACCTTATTACAAACATAAGGATTAATGAAATAATAACTCTTAGCTAATATATCCATCTTAAACTTCTTCATTAAACCAAGTTTTATATACTTCCTAACCTTTCTCATTCTTACCTGTTTTGTAAATAACTTATCTAAACACATAACATCCACTGATCCATACTTAGTCATCTTAAAACACAAATATGTAAATGATTGGAAATCACTATATCCAAGTTCTTCTATCAATCTATCTGTAAGTCCAACATTCATCTTAACAAAATTAAAAGGTATTCTTATCTTTTCACTCTCCCTATTGATTATATCTTCAATTACTTCCCCTGTAATAGGATGTGCTAATACAAACCCTTCCTCCTGTGCTCTCCTCGCAACATCTTTCTTAATAATCTCTCTCATATGTATTAATATTATCTCATATAAAGAGAATTAAAAGTACTGTTTTCAGCCCTTATATTATCAGAACTATAGAATGAAAGTCAACTTTCGATACCCCAAAACATGATTCAAAGTAACTTTCTATTCTTGACTATTCATATTATCAGACTACTCAAACTACTCTTTTTCAATTCGAGTTGCTCTTATTATTATATACACTCCTTTTTCAGTACTTTCTATCATAACACTTTCTGGTCATTCATGGAACACCCAGGGCATGGTTTGTTGATATCCTTTTCTTTTTGTTTTTTTAATATTATATATGAGAGGGGGTCTCTTTTAGGGACATGTTGAGGTGGGAAGGGGTCTCCTGGCAGATTTATATATTTTTACGCCCCCCATCAAAGGGTACCCCCACCCCATCCTTTGGCTTATCCTAGCCATATACATGTGATAGCCTCTCTAAGCCCTTGGATAGGTATGCTCTAGCCTAGGATAGGGTTATATTTTCCCTAGAAATAGCCTAGAAATGGCTTAAATAGTGAGGGTTACAATCTATATGGATTGTGAACCTTTAAATATTATCCTTTTTATTTGAGAGGAGAGATAGCGAGAGGTGTGGTTTTCCTTCCTTCCCTCAACCTCCCTTGTCCTTCTCCTTACTTATCACATCATCATATCATTACTTATCAATAAGCATAAGAATACAAGGCTATATCTTAGTATACATATATTCATTACTTATCAATACACAGTTAATCTACTTATCACTTCCCTCATCGTCCCTTGGCTAATCCTTCAGTGTTACTTATGCTTATATATAAAGGTATTGAATAAGTATACTATTTCTTTGGATAAAAGTATTGACATTGATATAATAGTTTGATATACTACAGATAGTCATTAACAAACGACACATGAAAACAACAATCACAAACTCCGCCTTCATCGATGCTTTCCAAAGTATCAGACCTGACAATTTTAGTTACAACGGACTCAATGCCCTCTTTGATTACCTTGAAGAGTACGAAGACTCAACAGGTGAAGAGATTGATTTGGACGTTATAGCACTCTGTTGTGACTATACAGAGTATGAAAGCCTTGAAGATATTCTAAAAAACCATACAGAGCTAGACTGTAAAATAGAAATCGAAGATTTATACCATCACACACAAGTAATTGAATTCGAGGGAGGAATTATTATACAAAACTTCTAATTATCTAATATTTATACTATGAAAACTACAATTACATTCAATCAATTTGCTGATATGTTTAATGAAATCAGACCAGACAACTTTAGTATGATGGGATTAAAAGCATTGTTCAACTCGTTTGAAGACTATGAAGAGGAATCAGGCATGACACTTGAACCAGACGTAATAGCAGTTTGTTGCGAGTATACAGAGTATTCTAATCTAAAAGAGATTATAGATAATTATACAAATTTAGATATTAAAACTATCGAGAATTTACAAGATTATACATACGTGATGGAATTCGAAGGAGGAATAATTGTAAAAGACTTTTAATCATTTAACAATCAACCTATGAACATTTTCATGAACATTATAAAAGTAATCGGTTTAATCTTCTTCGTCCTCTTCTGCGTAGCTGCTTGCTGTGTTGATATACCACTCACAGATTATGAAAGAGTGGACAAGATACGATTCTGTGAAGAAAATGACTATAAATATACTACGATAAGGAATGATAACGAAGATGTGACAGATATCAAATGTATATTCGGAGATTTTTAAACATTTAGCAAACAACCTATGAAAGTAATCAAAAGATATAATCAAAGTAGAAGAGACTTAACAATAGATCTAGAATGTGAAGGGTGCGGATTCATTAATATAGGAAGCAACGCATATGACGACAGAAACTTTTGGGATAATGTAATCCCTAAAATTCCATGTCGTGAATGTGGTAAATCAAGCAATGATCTTGGAACAGATAACGAACACATCTCAACAAAATATGGTGATTATGAAGTAATTTAAACATTTAATATACAACCTATGAAAATGCCTGAAACATGTGAACAGCTCACAGCTCTTAAGAAAGAGCAAGATCAGTTAAGAGATGAAGTATCAAGAATCAACTTAATCAGTAAAGCATTGAAAGATCGAATAAAAGAAATCGAAAATGATATTGAATACATTAACCGTTAACAATCTCTATGAATACACATAAATTTGAAATGCGTCACCTAACTACAACAGGATGCTTATGCCTTACTTATATTACTGATGTAAATAATTTCGATGAAGCAGTCGTAAAAGCTCATAGAATATACAAAGAATCAGAATCAAAAAAAGGCTTTAGAGTTGCAGAGTATTCTAATACATCACATTGTTTAAACTGTAAACTATTTCATTAATATCTAATATACTGCCATGGTACACCCACTAATCCTATTCCTCGTCTTTGCATATTGCATCAACAAAGGAATGTTTGAAACATCTTGGTTTTACATGATGCTCACATCTATTGCATCTATAGAACTAATGTTTGCACTAGCAGCTTAAATTACAATTATATAAACAAATACTATGAAAAACCCTTTATTCATCAAGAATGAAATTATCGACTTATCAGAAGTTGTACATATTGTTTTCAAAGAAAATTATCATCTAGGATGTCATCTTATAGAGATGTATCTCAAAAATGGAAAAGAAAGAAATTTACTGCTTGATATGCCTTTAGAAGAATTTCAAGAAGTAAAAGAAAAAATAATAGATTTACTTCGTAAAAACTTATAACAACTCCTATGAAAAACAATTTCAACCTTACAGCCGAACAAGTTATTCAATTACGTGATGATGATTTCGAGCTCATATTAGTCTCTCCAACAAATAAAGAAAAACCATTCTTAGTTACAACTACTGGGAAAACAGATTCAGGAAGACTAGGTTTTATGAGATTAACAAAGGAAGAAGGTGAAAAAGGGTGGAAAGACACCTTTAAAGTATTCCTGTGGACATCAAAAATAGAAGAACTCCTCGAGGAATATCCTATGTTATATTCTGTTGTCCCTTCAAAAGATGTATTCAGTAAAGTTGGAGATATCATCTCTTAATATAAAGAATTTACTCATTATTTAAACAAATACCATGAAAACACCACTAATAATAAATGACCTAGTAATTGATCTCGATAAAGTGATATGTGCAGAGTTTCACAATTGGATACACGAACCATCAATTGTATTCCATTTTGAAGGCAAAATTTATCAAAAAGTCGTAGTAGATTACAAGGCTTTTGACGAAACTCAAAAAACAATAACAGATTTACTTGTTAAAAAATCATAACAACTCCTGCGACAAGCAATCTCAACCTTACAGTTGATACAATGTTCGTCTAACACAACAAAAGCCTCTTAGAATTAACTAGGAGGCTTCTTTATTGTATTTAAATATTAATTTATAGTGTTTCCACTATATCTTTCAAAGGGACTGTGTATTTATTTTTACTAGCAACTTCTTCTACTAGAAAATAAGGCTCACTTTTAAAGTTGTATGCACTTTTAACTTCTGCTATAAAGTACATAGGTTCTTGCCCTATAGGACTGTCAACTTTTACTCTAACGATTTTTTTTACATTTGCCATAATATATGTTAATTAATAAAGGCTTTTACTTAGAAAGAAACTCAAGAACTTTACTATTATCTATAATTTCATCTTCAAACACTGGATAATCAAAACTTCTCACATCATAGCTTTTACTTTCCCTATATACACCAGTGATGCGTGTATCAAAGTATATTGCATTATCAGGTGTCCTTTTGACTGCTACTATGTCACCAATTTTGTATTTCATATCATTTATTATTAGAAAGTAAATTCTTTATCAAGTATTTTATCATATATCTCCCAAAACTCATCCCTACAATCTTCTAAAGCTGATTTAAGGGCAGGATATACAAACCAATATTCTTTGCCTTGTATATAGTTATTTAGCAACTCATATCTTTCTTTTAGGAAATTCAGGCGGTTTATGTTTAGTTCTTCGCTCATAGTTATTTGTTCTTTTTACCATCTAAAAAGCCCTGTTCGTATACATTATCTATTACATCCACTATTAGTTTCATACTGATACATAATCTTCCTTCTTCTGCTTGTTCATCAAGCATTTTTATAGCTGCTGTTTTATAATCCATGATAAGTATTGTTAATAATTAAGTGTTTTCTTGAAATATCCATAATCCCTTGCCTCTGTCACAATGGCTTCAATACCACATACATCACATATGCCAATGTAATAAGTTGACATTCCTTTATGTTCTCCGTATTTATTTCCACATTTAGAACAGCATACATATGCATCTTTGAGCTTTTTTTCAATACTATCTTCAGATTTACTAGAACCTCTTTTTTCAGCAGCTTTCTCAATTGCTTGTATCCAAGGAAACAAATCTTTATCAACTCCAAGATATTTGGCTTCATCTCTCCAATCATTGTTTGAATTGTGTGTAAACTTCATAATTTGATTATTAATATTATAAATGAACTATTTCGGAGTAGGAGGCACAGAGTCGAACTGTACAATTATAACTATTCCATTCCAAGTATCTCCTACATACATTTATTTCCCATAGCTTCTTCACGGCATTCTTCTTCATAACACTCTGCTTCATATTCAGCCTTAGCTTCAGCTTCAGCCGCTAAACCTTGTTCATACTCATATCGAGCTGCTTCTTCGCATTCAGCTTCATATTGACCATAATCATCATCCATAATTTGATTATTAATATTATAAATAGTATTCTTTATGTAGACACCTCCCAAGCCTCTTTACAATGCTCAAATGGGGAGGTCTTTCTAATTCCCTAAAATATCGGTGCATTTGTTGTTTAAATTATTTCCCTACGTTTACAAAAGGCATTGCTGCATTCCCGTAGAAATTTACTGGTAGAACTCCATTCCATTTTTCAATGGCTCGTTCTTGGTTTCGAATCTTTTCTAGTTCGATAATTGATTCTCCTTTGTTTACCATTGCTTCAGTTCTAATTTCTATACTTTTTGCTTCAGCTTCAGCATTAATAATAAGCTGATCTGCTCTTGCTTGTGAAGCTCGTTTGTTATTCTCTTCCTCAATTGCTCTTTGTTCAGCTGTAACTTTTCTTTCGACAGCTTTATCAAATTGATCTGAGAATGAGAAATCTGTAATACTTGTTTGAATAAGAATGATGTGTTCTAGTTGAAGGCGTTCTTTTAAAAGATCCTTTAAATTAGTACTCACTTCACTTCTTTTCGTGATTAGCTCTTCAGCCGTATATAAAGCTGTAACAGATTTTACTGCCTCTTCAATACTTGGAGCTATAATTTTGGCATCGTATCCCATACCTACAGTTTTATACATTTCTGCAACATATGTAGGATCTAGTTTATAATTTACTGCAATTGTAGTTTGTACTGTTTGAAGATCCTTTGATCCTGCATCAGCACGAACTTCTTTTTTGATATTTCTAATATCCATTTCTTTTATAGAGGATATAAATGGTTTTTTCCAATGAAATCCCTCTTCAAGAGGTAATTCACTTACTTTTCCCATTGTTACATAAACCCCCATATGTCCTGAAGAAACTATTTCCCATGAACTAAAAATGAGTGTTAAAAACATTAACACTATAACCACTATAACAGAGATTAGAGCCGCAATAGCTCCCTCACTCATCTCTTTACTTTGTTCTCTTTGTTGAATATCTCTATACATGAAAATATATTATTTGATGAATATGCACCGATATTTTAAAGAACTAAATTTGGTGAGCCAGGTAGGATTTGAACCTACAACGTCCGAGGACAACAGATTTACAGTCTGCTTGCTTAACATTTGCATACTGACCCATATGGTGGAGGTATAGGGAGTCGAACCCTAGTCCATATACTGCATTGAGTGTTTGTTCTAGGTCGATTTATTACTCCCAATATATGTCGATTTCCAATTTACCCCCTTATAATATTTAAAAATCTCCATAATTCACTTGTAAACACTTTAAACCAAGATTTCTCCACATTTCTACAACACAATCTCTATCATCCAATACAAATTCTACATTATATTTCCCTTCTATATGCTCTCTATACATTCTTTCTTTTATTATTACATCGCTCTCGTTATTTCCCTCTGGTCTTATATGTAAAGCTGTATACCCTATACCATTCTGTGACAGCCATTCTCTTGTCTCATTTTCACAACACCCATCTCTTCCAGTCATTATAATTATATCAAAATCTTCATAGTACATATCAACAATACCTTTAATGTGCTTATGTACTGAATCCTCTCCTACTTTTCCCCAATCATAAGGACTACGATCATTCATTTTTGCAAGAGTCCCGTCTATATCTACAATAATACATTGCTTTAAACATGGATTATATTTTATAGGCTCTGGGTCAGCTTTAAGATATTTATTATACATATCTTTTATTACTTTCTCTCCAACACTATTTTCTCTTTTAGCATCTCTTTTTATACATTCTTTATAGTCTGTGTCAAACTCTTTAACTTCCACAATAGCGTTGTTATCTTTAGCTATTGTTATCATCATCTTTTCATGCCTTTTATTTAAATTAGTGTCGTCAACTATTACGTGCTGACCACTATTTAGTGCATTTATAATTATTTGATCTCTTAGCTGAATAATAAATTTCTCATTATGTTTACTCCACTTCCCATTGTCAAGCATCGCTCTTAAATCATCCTTATTGACACGTTTATACATTCCAGGATTATCACTGACCATTTTCTTAGCCCATGTGGTTTTACCTGAGGCTGGAAGCCCTTTTAACAAGATTATCTTTTTCATAGCTTATATATTAAGGAATTGTTTAACTTTATTGATAACAAAATATTGTAGTGTTTTGAAATTTACAGTCGGGTTTTTGTGTTCTTTGATAAAATTCCAACATTCTTCAGTTACTATACAATGATATACTGTACCTAATAATCTAGGAATACATTTACCACTCCACCCTTCTTTCTCTTCATTCTCTATCTTAGCATATTCTTTCTCAATTAATGCTGTCGTACAATATTTTTCCACTATTTTTTCCTCTATCATAGTTGTCCCATTTACAACAGGAGCACCCATTTCTTTGTGATGTTTCTCTTTAAACTCAGATGTTACAATTTTAGCCCAGTTAATTCTACCAAATTTATTTTTATAGTTATAATTCTTTAAAACTATACCTTCTCCAGCTCCCTGACCATCAACAATGAGATAATTATTAGCCTCTAATAGGTTGTTGAATTGCTCAAACGAACCACTTTTAACTATTCTTATAGGCGGTATGTAGTTAATGTCGAACTCTTCCATATCTTTACTATACTTTTCATAGTTTTCATAATATTCTCCTTCAGAACTGATATCTACAGTCACATCAAATACATAAAAATCTCTCCACGCATCTTCTCTATAAGTCTTTAAAGAATGAGGTACAAGCCACTCACCATATAATCTATGATCAGGATTTGCCTCTAAATATTTTTTAATATTCTCTTGTTCTATTACCCAAGCATAAAAACCAGCATTATCACTTTCTAAAGATAGCTGTCTTCTTCTACTTCCAGCACATACAACGCCATTCTCCATCCAAACAGAGGCATTAGTTCCATCTATTTTAGGGAATACATAACATTCTCCAAACTCAATATTCTCAACTGCTGAAGTCCCGAATCTTTCAATGTGTTGATACTCTTTAAACATAGTTTGTTTTTAGTAGATATAAATTGGTTGCGGAGATTGGGACTCGAACCCAAAACTCTTGCTTATGAGACAAGTGAGATACCAATTTCTCCATCCCGCTTTAAATAATTATCATGGTGTGAGCAGTGAGAATCGAACTCACATCTTTCGGATCACAACCGAACGATTTAACCGTTAATCTATGCCCACCATATGGTCAGGGTATTAGGATTCGAACCTAAGATTTGAGGTATCCAAGACCCCCGTGTTGACCAACTACACTATACCCTGTGGAGCCACATGTTGGAATCGAACCAACGACCTTCGGATTACAAATCCGTTGCTCTAACCTTCTGAGCTAAAGTGGCAGTACTAAGCAGTTTATACTCATGCTTAGGAGATCTAATTAACTATTAGGTAGTTCTTTATTAGTTAAAGGCTCTCTAAGCCTATTCCTGCTTTCGCTAACAGTTAACAATCTAGCTTTTATAATTTCTTTACTGTAAGGAATATCCTCAGGCAAATCTTTCACCATCTGTTTTAGTACTTTTTCTAATTCAGACATAACTACTGATTAAATTTTATTGAAAATAAGATTTATGTGCTTCCATTGCTTCAGAAAGTTTATTTCTAAGCTCATTTGCTTCTATTACTGAGTAACGAAGACCATCTACACAGATTTCATCCTTAGATACAAGTATATCATCTTTTTTATACTCTGTTGCATTCCAATCAGGTTTAAATTCTGCTGGAGTGCAAGTAGTACTTTCTTCTGCTTCAGAAATCAACTCAATATCTCCAAGATCCTCTATATCTCTATCATTAGTAATATACCATTGCTCACCGTCATCCCAAGTAAGATATGTCTCTTCAGCATCTGTAGCTACTTTAACAGTTCTTATAGCACGTCTAGCACGACATTTAATTACTGTTCCTACAGGGTATTTCTCTTCAAATTCTTCAAGTGTGAGAGGTTCGCTTTTCTCTATTTTTTTTGGTTGCTCAAGAATTCTAATATTACCAATTTCCCGAGCATCTCTATCATGAATAATATACCATTTATCACTTTCACCTTCACCTACTTTTACATAAAGATCATCATCTTCATCAGTAAATACTTCAGACATATAACCTTCATCATCTAAAATACTGATCTTACCAAGCATATCAAATTTAATTTTCATTCCCTCTTTTATCACTTCATCAAACTCATCTTTTGTATCAAAATTATATACTTTTAACCCCTCTGATGCTGGCTTTTCTTCTTTAGATTGTTTTAGGATTTGAATATCTTTTACATTTCGTGTTTCATTATCATCAATAATATAATATGTATTATGACCCCAATTAATAGTTAATTCACCAGTATCATCAGCTCTCCCTATTACACCTTCATTAGTATCACTCCCTATCGTAAATAATATAAACATTCCTTCTTTAATAACATCCTCAAATTCTTCTCGTGTTTTAAAGTTATATACTTTTGGTTTATTTTTAGATCCTTTTGGTCTCCCCCTCCCTCTTTTAACCGCTTTAGGTTCATCTGTACTAGAATCTTCTGACTCACCTTCTATTATTTCAAAGAATTCAGGCACAGTAAGCATTACACTCTCACTAAAACTTTTAGCATGGTCAACATCATGATAACCTCCATGATCCATCATCCAACCATGATGTGAATAACCTGTTTTTTCTTTAAAAGTATTCCATTTTTCATATTCCATAGCTTCCTGTCCTCTTGCCCAATGTAACCCTTTATCAGAGTACCATTGTCTCATTTTTTTATCCTCAGCTTTAGTTCTTGCATTAATAGAAACCAAACTATCCTCAGGATTTAGAAGAAATTCTTTTGTAATTTTCATAATCAGTTTTGTTAAAATAGTAATTATTTGCGAAACACCTTACGACTCTCGAGAAAGACTATCATGTTAATCATCCCCTCAAGATTTTTTAAAGACCATCCACGATCAGATGCTATCGACTTTATCCTAGAAGAGGACAGACCGTAATGTTCTGCTAATGTAGTACCGTATACTTTCATATTATTTATTTGTTAGTAATGACACTATACTATCAGTTTTAGTGTTAATTGTCAATACTAAAATACTAAGAAACATAAAAAGCCCCATAAGGGCTCTCTATGCAACAAAAACAACTATGATATTCTTAATCAAAGAATTATTCTACTTAGATAATAGCACGACTATATATAAAAGTAAACAACTATTATATATAAGTATTAGTATTTAATACATAACCTCAAAGAAAAGTATTGACTTTAATTTTAATAAGTGATATTATCTTAATGTCACCTAACAAAACGACATGCTAAATTCACAAATTGAACAAACGGAAGTAAAGTCAGCTCGTGAGAGATATGATCTTTCACAAATGAATCTTGTAAAGAAAACCGATATTAAACTTTACTATGAGTTGAATGCTCAATCACGTAGAGAAATATCTGTTTTAGATGAATTTAATATATAAACTATGTGGGAAGATGAAGACTTATTAGGAGATGAATTGAGATATCAATATAATCTCGATAAAGCTTTTGATAAAGATATACAAGATAAAATACATCAACGGCAAAATGAATTCTAAAGGAAGAGGGGTTTTATCCCCTCTTTTTGTTTATCTTAAAATCCATATGATGGTATTTTTACTTCTTTAAGCCATTTAAAAAATTCTAGCTTTCCACCCTTTTCAATATATTCTTTATGTTCAAATTCTTGTGTCTTTTTAGCATATTCAAGTTCTGCTTTTTGACAATTACACATATCTTGATCCCAAGGTACTTTTGTAGGATTTTCTTTTGTACCACATTCATAACATATCCAATTAGTATAGCCTGGTTGTGTTTTTACTCCATCTACAGCTTGCTTATACTCAATTGGTCTAAACGATCTTATATCACTAGCCATAAAATCAAACTCAGCAAAGCTTATAGGCTGATTTTTCTTAGTAGTGGCATAAACTGTCCAGTAAGATTTTAAACTCTCATATTGAGCAGCAGAGACTGATATAGAATCCATTCCTTTTAGCACCATTTCGTATTTTAGAACATTTCTCATAGGTTTGTTGTTATTTGATTATAGCTACTTCAATTATTTCAGCTCCTTTTGCTTCATCATTCCATCGTTCTTGATTAATCCATGTAAGAGGCATTGGTATAAATGTCCCAACCCAATCTGGGTTTAGTGATTGTCTTTTAACAGCGGCTAGTATTGTAGGAAGTAAATTAGATTTAAGTTTTTTAAATTTATCCCATGATGGTTTTTTCCCATCTTTTCTTGGATATAAGATCCAGAACTCGTCGAACTCCGCTGCAGTCATGCAGCCTTCGACCCTAGTACTAACACTAGAACTAATACTAGAACTAGAACTAGAACTATGCGGACAATCCGCCGACACTTGTCCGACATCTGTCCGACACTTGTCAGCATCGCTTGGTAAAGGTATTTCTGAAGAGGTAATTCTTTCAGGTCTTAGTTTTTGGTATTTTGTCCACTTATCGAATTGAATATATTTCTTTCCATCAACTTTATATAAAGTGAAATTCGAAAGCTTATCATTTATCTCATCTAAAAGTTCAGATATTTTCTTTAATGAAATATCATTATACATAAAAATACGTCCTCTTAAATAATTGTCATTAGCTTTTAGACGTCCTTCATCATCAGCTTGTGAAATACAACCTATAAATAAGATTTTAGCATTAGGAGATAAGGAACCAAAATCCTCATCCTCCCATAACTCATAATGTATCATTCTCTTACTTGCCATATTAGCGGTGTTACAAAATTAAAAACTTATAATACCAGTCCAAACACAAAAACACCGCTAAACATTTAGAGTGCTTGAAACTGGTAATACAAATTTATAATTCATCTGTTTAGCGGTTAATTACGAATTCCATCATACCAGATATTTTAGAATATTGCAAGTATTATCTTTTCTATAAGTTTTATTAAGGTGTTGCTTTTTAATACAAAGTATGATATGATAGTATCGTTCTTAACAAAACAACGTGGAATTAGCAATTATTATCTCAACGATTTATTTTCTATCATTTAGTATAGTATTTGTATTTACTTATGATGAGTTAGATTTTAGAGAGATATCATTTTTATCATTTATGTATGGTACGATTTTAGTTTCAGTACCAGTATTTTTATAGTGGCTTTTATTTATTTAACATATATAAGCATGAAAATTAACGAATCGAGTGGATCAGAAAAACAAGTTTTAGCAACAGGTTTCTATGTATGTCTTGTAACAGACATGATAGATAAACCAGACAACGAATGGGAAGGAGAATTAAAACCTCAAGTTTCTTTTGCTCTTCAGCCTTTAAACAAGTTGGGTAGTGTTAAACCTATGGTTGATACAGAAGGTGAAGAATTTTCTTCATTCAAAGTTTACAAAGATAAAGAAGGGAATGAAACTAAAAGAGCTAATGTTGTTTATTACAATATGACTTATAAGTTTCATAATGGAGAGCCTTCAATGTCTACTGATGAAAGATCAGGATATTATGCTTTAAAAACAGCTGTATTCCAAGATATTGAAAAACAAGGTTATGAAAATCTTGAAGATTATATCGGAGACACAGTTGTTGTTGAAATCGTTGCTAAAAAGAATAGCAAAGGATCAATTGTTAATAGAGTAAAAGGCATCTCTAATCATGAAGATAATACAATTAAAACTAAAGAAGAGATTACTAAAGTAGTTGCTCAATGGGAAAAGAATACAGCTGAAAGAGAAGCTAGAATGGCTGAAAAAGAAGCTAACACTTCAATCGATGATTTACCAGCATAATATATTCAAATGAAAATTAATGAATATAGAAAGCCTGAACTTATAAAGCAAGATGATAATGTAGTTATAGGTTGTAGTGAGTGCGGTAAGAGGATTACCCATTATAAGCTTATTCCACATAATGGGACTATGTTTGAAGTTTATAACTGTGACACATGTAGGAATGGGGATTTCCCTCTTTCTACCTGGATCAAGGTAAAAAAAGATCCTGTTATAGAAGATAAAAAAGAAGAACCTGTAGATGAATATGAAGAGTTTGGAAATCCATTTGCTGATATAGAAGATGGTAAATACAATCCAATTGATGAGCCAGAAGAACATCCATTCTAATCATTAAAATAACTATTATGTATTTTCTATCAACACCAAGCAAAGGATTTATAAGAAAAGTAACTGAAGAGGAGTTTAATAATACTCCAGATGAAGATAAATTTTTAATATCTAAATTAAAATAATGAGTTCACTATTCGAAATTAATGCAAGCCTTGCATTAGCTATTGAAAACAGTATTGATCCTGAAACAGGAGAAATTCTGAATATGAAATTAGTAGAAGATTTAGACTTGGAATTTGACGATAAAGCAAAGAGCATCACTTTTGTTATTAAAACAAAAGAACATGCAATAGAAGCTATTAAAATCGAAGAAGCAAGACTTAAAGCTCTACGTGATTCTACTAAGAAACAAATGGAGAATCTAAAGAAATATCTTTTAGTTGGTATGCAGCTTGCTGATAGACCTAGTCTTGATCTTGGTACTGTGAGAGTTTCTATTAGAAATAATACTCCAAGTCTTATATTATCAGATGATCTAAGCAGCGATTTGCTAACTCCAGTTAAACTACAAGAGGAGTTATTAAAATCTGCTAAGTCAGATTTTTCAGAACAAAAGAAAGCTATAAAAGATGGTTTGAAGTCTGGTGGAGAATTTGCAGGAGCACATCTTGAATACAAAAAATCTATTATTATTAAATAATTCTATATGGAAAAGGCACTTATAATTCCAGATTGTCATATACCTTTTCATGATGAAGTTGCATATAAGACAATGTTAAAGATAGGTAAAGCTTTAGATCCTGATGAAATAGTTATACTAGGAGACTTCGTTGATTTCTATGCTGTAACTCACTGGAAAAAAGATCCTTCTGTTCTAAAAGAATTTGGTGATGTAGCTAGTTTCGTTAAAACAGAATTTGAAGAAGGTAGGAAAAAACTTAGACAATTAAGAAGAATGTTTCCTAAAGCTAAAATCGTATTTATTGAAGGTAATCATGAGCATAGACTTTCAAGATATATTATGAATAATGCTCCAGCTTTATACGGATTGGTGACCGTCGAAAACGCACTAGGGATCGATGAATACTGTGATGTATTTGTGCCTTACGGAAGGATGCAAAGATACCCAGTATTAGGAACTAAGTTAATTGCGAGACATGAACCTACAGCGGGAGGTAAGCATGCTGCAAGATGTTCTTTAGACAAATCTATGGAGTCAATGGTATTCGGTCATGGACACAAAGTAGATGAAGCTACTAAGAACTCAGGAGGAGGAAGATTATATAGAGCTTTTGAACCAGGTTGGCTAGGGAATGTTAAAGCACCAGTATTCAATTACGTTGCAAATACACCTGATTGGTCACATGGAGTAGGAGTTGTATATAGATTACCAAACAGCAACTTCTTTCATTATACGGTTAATATTATGGAAGGGAATGCAGTGTTTGGAGGAAAACTTATTAAGTCTTAAATAT